GCGCTCGCGCAGTGGGTTGCCGTGGGATATGGTGAGTATATTCTCTACTCCGCCAACGGTACGAGCTGGAGCGCGGCTACTAGCGGAGTTGTGGCTACACTCAATAGCGTTGCATGGTCGCCCGCGCTCGCGCAGTGGGTCGCGGTGGGTGATGGTGGCAACATCCTGTACTCAGCCAATGGGACAAGCTGGAGCGCGGCTACTAGCGGAGTTTCGGTTGCACTCAATAGCGTTGCATGGTCTACGATGCTCGCGCAGTGGGTTGCCGTGGGAGATAGCGGATATATTCTCTACTCCTTCGGCGATATCGAAACCAACGTTATCCAATATGTCTCCCCCGATTCAACCTTCTTTGCTTTACGACCGGGTCGAAATGTTGTATCTTTAACACCTGAAAGCGGCGTGTTTAGCGCAACGGTTACGTATCGCAATCGGTATATTGGAGTTTAACATGGTGAATAAATACAAGCCGATTAACGTATATGACAACTCGCTTAACCGCGTTGGAATTATTGAGGACTACTCTGACGCGGTATATACTCGGAACTTCTTCGAGTGCGGCGACTTCTCAATAAAAATAAATGCCAATATACCTAATGCCGCGCTTTTAACCAAGGGCGCAGTGCTGATATTCGGAGACGACCCACGCGACTCGGGAATCATAACCAAACTGACAACCGAACTACAAGGAGAGGATTCTACATACGGCAAGGGTAACGAAATAATTACCGCGTCTGGATATGATTGCCGGTATATATTTGCACGGCGTGTCATACGTGAACTTAACTCCGACGACGCGTATTACGAGTCCGCCCCTGGTGAAACAATTATAAAAAATCTTGTCTATAGTCAGTGCGGTTTAGGTGCCGACGTCAAGCGCCGGTTTACTAACATGACGATAAACGCGGACGGTGCGCGCGGATCGAATTATACTATATCAACAAAGTATACAGCCGTGTATGCAGAGTGCGCCACAGCGGCGCTACAGTCCGGTATCGGCTGGTACGTATATCCCGACGTAGTTAATAAGACGTTCGTCGTTGATTGCGAAGTTGGTATCGACCGATCAACGTCGCAATCGGTCAATCCGTTCTGTATATTTAGCCCTTCGTTTGAATCTATTCGCGGATATTCCATTGATGACGACATCGAATCGTTCCGCAATCTTGTATACGTCGGCGGCGACGGGCAGGGCGCAGGTCGAACGATCCACGCGGGGTATACAGGGACGGAGCCGGAAGGTTTTGACCGGTACGAAATGTTCGACGACGCGTCAAGCCTATCTACCACGGCCGACTTGCAGACCGAAGCGGCGGCGGTACTTGCGCAATACGCGCAATCAATCGCCGTTGACTCTGACGGTCTTATCTTGTCGCCATTTATGTATAAAGAAAATTATGCGGTTGGCGATATAGTAACATTGCAATATCGCGGATACTCGCTCGACCTTCGTATTAAAACCGTCACGGAGTCGTGGTCACATGGCGACTATGATATCTCGTATTCATTTGGCAAGCCCGTTGCTACCGCCGCAAGCCAGATAGGGTCGATATCTGGAACCGTTACGCGCGACTCATCGATTAGTGAGTCGGGAACCAATGTATCCGGCATGAAAAACGGCGTAAAAGAATACGACCTTACAAGCGCGGATGCTACTATGCTTGGTAGCGAGTGCATATACAATGTGTTGCGGCTGACTGGAACGCTTAGCACTGATCGCACGCTGACGCTTTATCTCGATACAACCAAACTCTATGGTAGAAAAGTATATACGCTTGTCGTCGAGGCAAGTGGCGGATATGTCATAACCCTTACTACGGGGATATCCGGCAAGTCGAACGTAACGATCGAAGCATCAGGCGTTCCTCGCGAGATTCAAATATATGTAGATGACTCTGGCAACGTATCGCGTAGCGAACGCCGCACGACTAACATAGACGGCGGCGCGGCGGCAAGCGTTTATGGAACCGAACAAGTAATTAACGGGGGGAACGCATAACATGGCAGACGTAATACAAATAAGGCGCGACACGGCGGCAAACTGGACGAGTGTAAACCCGGTATTGCATCAAGGCGAACATGGACTTGAGACTGACACGGGAAAAGAAAAAATAGGCGATGGGGTAACTGCGTGGAATAGCCTTGCATATGCGTTTGTGCGCGCTACGGGAGACGAGACTATAGCGGGAGTGAAGACGTTTAGTAGCGCCCCCATTGTGCCAAACGGTGATTCATCAGGCGAGGCGGTTAATTTCGGCCAACTGAATGCTGCAACGACTCCTGCTGGTATGATAACCATGTATGGGGCATCTTCTGCTCCATCTGGTTGGCTTTTGTGTCAAGGTTCAGCTGTAAGCCGAACTACATATTCGAAACTTTTCGCAGTTATTGGCACAAGCTTTGGTATCGGTGACGGATCAACAACATTTAACCTTCCAAACTTTAATGAAGCATCACCTGTTGGTATAGGAACACGCGAATCAGGAGTAACTGCGCATGATACGTTTACGCTTGCACAGTTTAAGGACGATCAGATGCAGGGGCATTTTCATGACTTGTATGCTGCTAATAGCGGTAGTGGCGGAACGAGAGTTTTTCAGACGATAACGAGTGCTTTTACCGGAATATCGTCATCGTTCCAAACATCAGACAAAGCTGGAAACGCAACTTCCGACGGCACCAACGGCACACCGCGCACTGGAGCCGTAACGCGCGGAAAATGTTATGGTATATATTTTATCATCAAAACCTAGGAGATAAAAATGACCCCCGAACGAGAAGATCAGTTACTATCCGACGTGGCAGAGATCAAGGGACAGCTCAAGTCGTATTTCGATCAAGTAGCTCCGACGCTTGCGACGAAAGAGTCCGTTACGGCGGTTGATACGCGACTTACCACGCATATCGATAACCATAAAGAAACCAGGACGGCGTGGCCCGCATGGGTTGGTATTGCCGTGTCAAGCGCTATCGGTATATATGCGATTATACGCGGAGGTCACTAATGCGCGTGATATACGAGAGGGATAAAAATCGTCTCATTGTCGGTGAAGTAGTTTTTACAGTAACCAATAACGTGCGGAACGAAATAGATCCGCGCAATGTGCGCCGACTGCACGATCCTAAAGAAGTTAGGCGCGTTATCAGGTTAGATCGTTCAGTTGGAAGCCCGTATATGCCCCGCAAGTTCCCGAAAGGTACGTGGGCGATAACCGCCGTCGAATGGTTCAAAGATGGCGCATGGGACAGAAAAGATTATGGGCTTGTACGCATACGCACTAATGCGCATCAGTCCGTTGCCGCGTGGTCGCTTGATGATAACGGCGGATATGATAAGCCGTCCGGCAAGATGGAAGAGGACTACGGATATCTCTTTCATGCGTCCGACTCGCGCACTACGCTTGGTTGCGGTAAGTTTGAAACGCAAGAACAAGCGTTAAAATGCGCGCAGCTTATCGCCGATGCGCTCGCTAACGGAATCGTGGTTTTGGAGGTTGTATGATAAAAGAAACCGAAGAACTTGAGGGCGTAGAATCATCCATGCGCGTAACACTCAAGTCGGTTCGCCGCGCCGCCTGGGTTGCTATTATTTTCGGAATAGGCATATCAATAGGTATGCTTATCAAGGGCGAATACGAGCTAATCAATATCGCCCTCGCGTCCATCTTATCTGGTTTTGGCGCGGTATTAGGCGGCCAGGGATTTAAGGCGCTGCAATCTAAGTTTGAAGGTGACAAATAAGGAGTTTCAATGTGGTTAAAAAGATTTTTGCTTGTATTATTGTCGGTTGCGCTTTGTTTGCCGGTGGCGTTTGCACAGGATACGTCGCGCGAAACGATCATATCAAATCAGGAACTAATTATATCGATAGCTCGGCGATTGACCGAATCAATCGATACACGCGAGAGTATATTACAACGCGAGAGAGCGAGCTTGGCCGACGAGAGGCAAGCATTCGAGCAAGAGAAGAAAGACTTCGAGAATTACAAGAAATCGACGCAAACGAACGAACAGGACTTGCAGAAATTGAAAGACTCGCTCAAGGAACAATCAGAGCGGCTCGCGGTATTAAATAAGGTTATCTCTTGGGGCGTCCCTATCGCGCTTGCTGTTATACTAGGCGAGGCGGTTGTTATTGCTATCAAATAAAAACGCCCGAACGGTGGATGAGTCCGTTCGGGCGCGGCGCGGGAGCGCGCCTAAAGGAGTGATGATGACTGTAATATACCGCGAACGCGGTACGGTGTCAAGCTATATTTTTAGCCACTAATATATGGCAACTAAGTAGGTAATCGCAATATTCGTCAAACGAAAAAATGTCGTCCATTCCCTCGTTAAAGTATTTTTCTCTAGCATCGTGTATTGATATCAGGGTCATCGGTTATTCCTCCGTTATAATATACCCGTCTCCTAACTCTGCCAGCCTCGCGCGCGCCTCATCTTCCGTAAGCCCCGCCGCGACAATCTCGTCATTTAAGCAATCTATTATTTGCATTTTACTAACTGTTTAGCCGGGCATGAATGGACGCTTTTACACGTAAGTATAGACCCATGAGCAACGCGGGTTTCCTCATGCTTATGACCATGGGCGCATACGTGTGCAACTTTACACGTCTCATGCTTTTCGCATATTATTTGCATAGCAACTCCTTTAGCCTTCGCGCGGCGAGGGCGTCGTCAGTCACGTGGATAACGTCGTCCGCGTTTATTATCCCCGACTCATGCGCCTCATGGTTTATCACATCATATACCGATTCGTCAATAGGCTGATCGATACGTTTAAGGTGAGCAAGCAAGGTCTCGCGCGGGAGTGCATGCGTATCTGACTTTTGCTTTACGCGAAACCATGTCCATTCGACGTACTTGTCGATATCTGCCGTGGTTATAACGACGGGATCGGGCGCGTGGGCGATGGGCGCGGGCGAGGGCGCGGGAGTGGCAACTGGCGGCGCTACGGCTACAGGCGCGACAGCGGGCAACTTGACCCCGTTATCGATGCTTGTCGCGATAATTAACTGTAAGCCGACAAATATAAGGCCGAATATGACTAACTGGATAATGCGACCGTCGCGCGCAGCGTCGGGTATTGCCGTGAATATTTCCGCGCTTGTTATGCCGCTCGACCGCTTTACTTGTTGCGTCACCTCGCGAATACGCGCCTTGCGGTCAGTCTCGGCGGCTAGGCGAGCGGACTTTTCATCTTTAATCTGCGCGTCAAGCTGATCCATGGTTTCGCGTTTTGCCGCGTCACCATACTGGCGCGTAAGCTCCTCAATACGCGCGTCGTACTTCGCAATCTCGCCGTCAAGACGGACGACCTCGGGATCGGCGAACACGTTGACCGTTGTATGCGTAGTTTGCGCCTTGGTTGCCACAAGCGCAAAAGAATAATCAAAGAAAAATACGACGCTTGCAAAGACCGCCCACGCGACAAATTGCCGCTTGCTCCAGGAACGCGGAACAAATAGCACGATCATTATGCCGATAGCTATAAATGCAATCCGTGTAACAAGGTCGGGCGCGAGCGTCGCGAAGCACACGACGTTCATCACGATATCGACGACAAGCGCGACGATAAGGCCGCCGATGTCTATGGGGAGTTCAAGGCGACGGGGTAGGGTCATTTAAGTAGCCTCATGAATATTGCCGATTATTTTGATACGCCCGCGCAGGCAAAGCTCAACAAAGCCCTTATATTCAAACGTATTGCCGCAATCGAAAGATCCCTCTTCAAAGGTAACGCAACCAACCGCGCCGGTTGCATCATCCTCGACATAATCCCCTTCATAAATCTCTTTGCCGTTCTTGTCGTGAAGGCCGGTGGATTGCTCGATAATAAGTCCGGTTTTAGGCTCTCCGTTGTTTCCTAGATAATCAACTTCCCATGAGTCGGAACCAACGTCGTTCATAAATGTAACTTCGCCAAGGATCTTACAATGTTCATCCCATGCCCTGAACTTTATTTCCCTACCCATCTATCTTCTCCTTCACGACTTCAATCGTACCGTCCGACTTCTCGATCCATATCTCGCTACGTGCGCCGTTATCGAGTAGCCAGTTGTGCCACTTCCGTTGACCCGGCTTGATGCGGTCGCCCGCGCCCTTAATCTCGACGCCCTTGAAAACCGCAACCGTCTTACCAACCATATCTGGCGTTATAACTACTTGCTCGAAGCCGATACGATCGCTGCCCTTCATGTCGTCGTCCGTCTCTCGGCATGTCGGCTCGGGTATACCGAACCGGACAAACTTATCACGTAACATTGCAGTCCCGCGATTGTTTCGCCATGTAAACGGATTAGCAGCCCATGCGGCGTCGTTGACGGTTGCGGTGGACACGGGTTAGGCCGGGTTAGCCGGATCGGCAAGCCACTTAAGGCCGCGTTTGTCGAAGTCTACGCGGGCGAGTAGGATGGTTTCGGCAAGCATCTTGCTTGCCTCGGCGATGGGATCAGTCCCGTCAACCCGTTCGACCTCCGCCGTACAGTCCAACTTGAAGTAGCCCTTTACGTCCTGTACGGCATTTATCCGTACCCGCTTACTGTTTTGCGCGTCCATGTTATTTTTTCCCCTTCGGTTTTGTCAGCTTGAATCCTTCGCGGGTATAGTTACCCATAACCGGATACGTCGGGAATCGGCGCTGCTCGCGCATCTGGCCGGACATCATTGCGATGGTTTCCTTAAATCCGTTCGCGCGGATCATTCGCCGAACCAGCTTAATGCCCGGTGTTCCCCTCGCCTTAAGTGTTGTTTTCAGCCTTGCCGCTTTCGTCCGCCTTTCGTGACGATTCATGTCTCCCATAAACACACTCCTTTGTTGTAATTTGTCGGTAAATATCTATAACTACCGACAAAACGCAACGCTAAAAGTTGACAGGCGACGAGGGGAACGGTAGTAACCCTCGCCGCTATCCTGTCATTTTCACCCATACGGGCTATGGGGCGTGGCGGGAATCGAACCCGCGCTTGAACAGCTCGCGAAACCGTTCCGTATTCCATCTACTTCACGCTCATGTGTCGCCTTGCGCTTTCGCTCCTGTCTTGCGACGTGGTATCGGAGTGCGCCCCATCTGGTCTGGTAATTGACCCAATGACGACCGGCTTTTCGTCTCGCGCTTTCGCTCCACCCTTGCGGGAAGATATTGGAGTGCGCCCCCTAACGAACGGCTCACCATATCATATATATAAGACTGCGTTTTTCCTCGCCAGGATATGTTAGTCCATACGGACTATGGAGTAGAACGGAGTTGCGCCGTTCACGGATGGAGCTTGATTAGGTCACGACCGGTCAGCGCCGTTTCTACGTCATCCATCGCCCGTTTACCAACGGGTGCTCTCTCTTTCGAGCTTTACTCCGAAAAGCCGTCTCTCCGGCCTGTCACGCTTGGGTTATATACCGATTCTACCCTGACGGTAATCGTACTAGCGTCTGTACCTTAAAGGCGTTTTCCCGAATCGACGGGACACACAAGGAATATGTATCGTTAGACGGCGGTATTCCCTGTTTGAATCCTCTTGTTACGCCTTAGGCCGAGTTCCCCCTTCTTTCCTCGGTGTCATCAACTGTTATGCGTTGACCGTTCCGTCCTTACGTTGACGGTTCAGGAATGTTGCGCGATTGACATATACACCTGCGCGGCGTATACGCCCTAAGCGTCCCCTGATTTACGTTCGCGTCGTCACGCGCTTGTTTACTTCGTCATTTGCAGTAGCGCCCATTTAGGCTTAGGGACACCATACTGCAACCATCGCTCGACTGAACGAACGCTTGACTCGGTACGTTCGGCGATGATCTTCTTGCCGTCCTGCCCGATAAGCCCGCGCTCGCTCATGTAGTTATCCAGCATTTCCGCCGGAAGGTTATTCTTTACCATAGTTTTAGTATATGCCAACTTGACGGATTTTGTTAAGCGCATTTTTCATCGACAAAAGGCACCCGGCGTACTCGAACGCGCCCCGCACCGTCTTGCCAGCTGGTAGCCATATGCCAAGGTACTTCACGTACCAGATACCTCGCACGCGCTTCATACGACCGCCTGATAGATAATCGCGGCAAGCGTGGCGGCTACAAGTATCATAAACGCCAAGTATATACGGCTCATAGTTTCTCCCTTGCGGTAACCGGGCTAAGGCTCGCACGCATGGCGATAAGCCGGTCTACTGTTTCGTTTGATACGATGCGTTCTTCGGGCGTCTGTTCGAGCCTGGAGACGCGATCTGCCTGTTCGATAAGCGCGTCGTATGCGTCGGCGAAGGTTTGCGGCACCTCGTGATATTTGCATGAAGTACCCGGGTCATGGTTGCCACATCCAGGCATATTGTGGCAAATCTGTATGTCATCCTCAGCATAACACCCCGAGCAACTTCCGTCGCTCTCCACAACTTCCAGCATCACGCCGCGGAACTCGAACTTCTCACCGATCTTCTTTTCCATACCTTTACTCCTTTATGGCGCGCTCTAGGCGGGCGCGTAATGTTCTCTGGTCATCCTGAAAGCGTGCCACTATAACGCTCAGCGCTTTCGCTTCTTCTACTGACGGAACCGGGAAATAAGCCGCAAGGGCTATTTCAAGGTTACTCGCCTCTAATAATCGTTCTACGTCGTCCATCCCCATCACTCCTTGCCGGGCGCGCCCCCGGCTGGCGGTTGGTATTATTTGTTAGCTACAAGCCTTTTGATTTCTTCAAGACTATTGGCTTGAATCCCCATCGCCCGGTACTCTGCTCTGGTTTCATATTTCCCGGCCTGAAAATTGTAGTCTTTTCCGTAGTAAGTCGCTTCAACCTTAAACTCGCAACCGTTTGAATCTTTGGTATTAAAAGTCTTTCTTGTAAGCATCTTTCGCTCCTTTTAGGTGACTCTCTCGCTCACCTTGTATACTTAGTATACGCCATGATGGCGGAAATAACAAGTACCATGGGAACTATTTTACAAAGTGTGTAGTTTTGTATACACTAGGCGGGCTTCTTAAGCACAACGCACCATGCATACCACGCCGCCTGATGGTTCGCGCCCATGCTCTTCGCCACGCGTATAGCCGACTTGAGATCATGCGCCTCGCGCGCGATACGCACCACAAGCGTCGATTTATCTGATACCGCTAATGCCGATATAGGCACTAACTCGCCTTCTACCTCCTCGGGCGTCCGGTCGGCAACGGCGACGGTTTGCGGGAACTCATACGCGCAATATGGGCATATAGTCGCAAATGTCGGTATAGGGCGCTGGCATGACGGGCAACGTTTGTATTGAGACCCCTCGAACGGCTTGCGCGGGCTTCCATTAAGATCCCACTCACGATCCATTTCAGGCGGGCCGTGTCTAAAAAAATTATTAACCGCGTCGATATTTATAAGCGCTTTTTTACCGGGACTCGTCATCATTCCACGTCCGACGCACTGCAAATAAATCATCAAGCTCTGTGTCGGGCGCGCCTGTATAATCGCTTCGCAATCACGGACGGTAAATCCCATGATAAATAAATCAACGCTTACAAGAACTTTAAACTCATTTCGGTAAAATGCTTCAAGCGTGTCTTTTATTTCGTCGGCATTCTGGCTTGACAATGCGCGCGCCGGATACCCCGCAGCGTTGAACTCCTCGGCCATATCCTGAGCGTGTTTAATGCCCGCGCAAAAAGCAAGCGTCTTTTTATTCTTCGCGAGCTGTTCCCATTTCGATACAACGTCTTTTATGATAAAAGGTTTATCTACCGCGTCCTCAAGTTGCTTTCGGTTGTAATCGCCGTTCGTATTTTTTCGGACGCCGGAAATATCTGCCGCACGCTCGACGACAAACGTGTCTATCTCGCACAATTTACCGCGCTCTTGTAATTGCTTAATGCTCGGCCCCATAACAAGATGCGTAAACGGCGGGTTAAATGGTTTTTTATCAAGCCTAATCCATGATGCCGATAAACCGACCAGTAAACACGTCGAGCATTTATCGAGTATTTCTTGGTAGTGCGCGCTCATAGATAAATGCGCTTCATCGACGATAATCAAGCGCGGTAGTTTCCATCCCGACGAAAGCATTCGGTCAATACGGTTAAATAGCGTATCTTTTGACATTACCTGTACGCGCATTTGCAGTTCAGGGCTTTTCGGAGTAAGTAGCGCGTGCCGTATGCCGTTATCGGTAAGCTCGTCAGACATTTGAGAGATCAATATATTCGTATGCGCGATAAACCATACGCCGCCAGGTTCGTCGATGAAGTGTTCGACGAGTTGAAGGGCGACGATAGACTTTCCGCCGCGCGTGGGTATGTACACGCCAACGGCGCGATGCCCTGCGGCTTGCGCCGCGAGGACATCGGTATATGCTTTTACTTGGTAATCGTAGGGGGCGTGTTTCATTGCTCTGCTACGTCTTCGCCACTTTCCCAAGATTCGGAAAAATCTTTATCAGCGAAAAGCTCGGCAAGTCCTGTTATTTGTTTCAACCGCAAAAGCTCATCTTTGTCCATTCCGATATGGCGCATGATCCACGCGTCACTCATTCCAGCCTTAGTAAGTTCGCTTACGATGTTAGACATAAGCTCTACGCTATGCGATCCTCTCGCACGGTTATGCCTAATAGTTGACGCCATTCGATTATCAAGGTCTTTTTCAATTACGACAACAGGCAAGCGGCCGCCCTCTCGTTCTCGAATGCGCTCGCTTGTAAGCATCGTTGTATAGCGATGATAGCCGTCAACGATTTCGTATATATCTTCGCTCTCGATATAATAACAAACGATTGGCATGGTGTAGCCGTCTTCCCAAATCGACAATTCAAGCAATTTCATTTCCGGAGGCGCAACGCTATTCGGGTTATAAGAGTTAGCCCGTATTTTTTCAACGGGAATAGAAAGAACGTTGTAAACAGGTGACTTAAAATCGCTCATAAAAACTCCTTATACATTCCTATATTTTTCAAGCCCGCGCTTTCTTGCAAGAAGCTGGTCTTTAGTTCTTTGGCATCCAAGATAAATACCGGTAAAATCATTTTTCATAATGGTAATACAAATAGCCTTCCAGCTCGGGCAATGTCTAAAATCACTGATCGAGGTATCGTCAGGGAATCCTGATTTTATTTTAATTATTTCGTACACTCCCGGTTTTATGCAATTCTTTGCAATCTGTTTTGTGTTTTCAATGACAATGCCTTCCTTTTGCATTGTTGCTATAACATTCGGATTCCTACCGTATCCTTTTTCGTTCCAACTTTTTTCAAGCCGGTCTAAATGGTATTCAAGTTTTTTTTTAGTGTTTTCTGGAAGTGTTCCCATGAGAAACTCTGCATACTGTTTCCATGTGAAGTGTTTCGGCTTGGTTATTTTCTTCCATCCCATGGCAACCGTGTTACCGTACATACCGCCAAAGTTGCACCCGTTTACACGTCCTACCATTTTACCCCAGCTATCGGGATCGATTACGCGATATAGATGGAGACTTGCTTGACCGCATTGATGGAATGGAGACGCAACGCGCATTTGGTCTATTGTAAGCCCTGCCTGATAATACAGGTCGTAAATCTTGTTGTAATCCCATCCAAACTTTTGATTAGCTATCCAAATATCTTCCGTCTTCCAGTCGTAAATGGGGTAAAAGTTGCATAGCTTTTCATTGAGTTTTTTAGACCATCGATAATCTTTGTGCATATATTTACGATGCTGACTTGTAAATATTGCGCGGCGTGTAAGCGACTCGTCGGCGCGTATGCCAATAAGAACGGCCGTTGATCCGTATGTTTCTGCGAACCATTCAGAAAACCATATACGCGTATCGAATCCCTTCGCTCCCGGAGCGAACGGGAACGGGCAGTTGTCTTCGTTTATAACATAATCGCCTTCCGGCATTTTTCTTACCCATATATCTTGCTGTTCTTTTTTCCACGGATACCATCGGCTATCATACATGGAGACAGAACACGCGGCAGATATCGGAAGACATAGCCAATATTTGCGCCTTACATCGAGTGCGTTAAAAATACGCTCCGCGTATTCATGCGTATATTTGTATCCAGCTTCGTAATCTTCATAGTAGAAGGCGAGCTTGTCCAGTTTCCCGTGCGCTTTTGCGTAATCGTATGCAGCGTTAAGCATGACACCGCTATCCTTGCCGCAAGAAAACGCGACAAGGACATTTTCAAAATCGTTGAAAACAATTTCCATGCGCTTCATTGTTGCTTCATATACATTCATATTCACCCCCAAACAATCCGTACTGAACTGCAAGCACTTTTATTTTCCCGTTTGCCTTTAGTTCTTCGCGCTTTAATTTGCTATACATTGCGCATGGCTCGCGCTCATATCCAAGTGTTGTAAGCTGCACGTCGTTCTTCAAAATAGCGCGAACGATCATTCTGTATGATGGAACGGCGTTTATTCTCTCAAGCGATTCAGGAGCTTCGTCTGGTATCCCATTTTCATACCCTCTTGATTCCCATGCTTTTATATAAGCATTTATTTTTGCTACCATTTTTTCAGAACATAAAGCATTCGTTTTTTCCGCCATAATAGTTTTCTTCCCATGTCATTATTGCATAATCTGCTTGTTTGTTTGCGTCGTCGCGCTGTTGGTCGGTTAGAAATCCCCATGCCTCGCGAGTTATGTATTCCGGGCATCCAAAGGCAAGGCAGCATGCCGCGTGGCCAACCCACGCGCGGCGGTTTATGTTTGTGTTGGTCAAGTTTTGTTCGCAAGCGTTCGGCCACTCTTTTACAACGCGCATCATCCAGCTTCCGTATAATTCATGGTCGCCGGTAAAGTCGATTGCCTTGTCAAGAAAGTCTTTTTCGTTTTTTGGCGTTTCTTTTCGCCACATGCCATTCTGATAGTCTTCCCATTCGGTATAGTGGTGATATTTTTGTTTCATCGTGCGTCATCACTCCTTATTTCCCTAGTATTTCAGATATTCGTCATGTTGTCAAGCGCGAGAGGTGTCAACCGCTAAATTATAGCACCAAAGAAACTCGCTCGCGCGGCCGAGCGTATCCCATTGCTTGCGGCACGCTTCCATACGGAGCGCGTTCTCCTCGGAGACGGCGGCGACGGTTTCGGCGCGTAGGGCTTCGTCGTCGAGCGTTGCTAGGTGTTGTTTATATGCGTCCATGTATCCACTCCTGTATAATTTTAACTTCCTTCTTTGACCCGTCGAGCGTGTCGAGCGCGGAAGCTACCGCCCGGACGTCGATCCCGTTACCCGCCCCGTCCGCAATCCAGAGCGCACGCATAAACGTCGAGCGCATCGGAGACGGATGCCCTGCGTCTATATATGCAAT